ATGACCAATAATTGCTACGTGAAAGTTAATAATAAAACAAAAGATGAGTCATATGACGTAGGACCATTTATTGAAAGCGGAAATGAAAAATTTTCTGATTCTGAAAGCGCTATAAATTGGATATACAAACAAATTGGTCTCATAAAGATCATTAATCCCGATGCAATTTTGATAAAACATAAATGGAATTATTTAAAGGATGATTTTATGGGGCCTTCCGCAGATATAAAAGTCGAAATTGCTGAGTTTACTTTCGAAATATTCAGTCTAAAAGATCCCCGGAATCACGATGTAATCTCAGAAGAATTTGAAGAAAATAATATCCCCCCAGGCTTTAACTAAACCATATATAAAGTAACTTCAATAGAAAAAGTAGCTAGTGAATACAATGAGATTGAATAAGGCTAAAAAGCCTTATTCATTTTTGTCAATATTATCTATTACTGGTTTCATTTAAAAACCTTCGTAAATAACCAAGTATAAGTGACTAGCTTAACTAATAGTGTCACAATAGTTCGCCCAAAAGGCAGCCTCACCAACGGTCATTGTCGAACTGTTTAATGTGCTCAGTGTTTGCTCTACAGAATCCATCAAGGTCTGGAAATAAAGTTAGTAACCTCACATCAAAAGTCCCCTCAAGAAGTCGCAAAAACGATTCTTTCATGTTTGGTGTAATTGCTATAGGTAAGTAAGCATATTTTTCTTTATCAAAGTCTAAGCTTCCCATCAAATTATCACTTACAATACTATAAATAAATTGCGCACTTTGAGCTGCAATTCTCTTAGTTACAGCTGGCGGTTGCCAAGTTGTTGCTCCTACTTCGCTTCTTCCGTCCAAGAAAATTTGATCGTAATCACGCTCTTCTGCCTCTCCTTCTTGCCCAGAAACATGGTTCGAATGGATCCCAAATAGCAATCCAGTTTTATCTTTTTGCGATTGGCACGTGAACCATAACGCCACCAACATATTCCTTGAAAAATCAATTAACCGAGTAGCTGCACCATGATGTTGCAATTTTGCCAAAACTTCAAAATCTGCCAGTCGCCTACCTTCTTCATATCCATAACCTTGATGACGTGCCTTTTTTAGAAGCTCAAGCTCATAACCTCTCATCCTCCTTTCAGTCACCTTACGTCGTGATACTCGCAATCTACGATATGCAGCACTATGAATAGGCCAGTTAACATCGCCTTGACCTCGCCACATATACACATTCATCCTGTCACCTGAATGACTTTCGGTGATTTCTACGAGTTGACCTAGACTACTTGGCGCTTTTATTACGCCAAACAATTTTGTCTTAATTGTATCCACAAAAAATCCTTTAATTTAAAAAAAACGATTATCTATGTTACATGTCCATTATTTTTTTCACTAGCCGTCAACGTTGCAACCTCTCGTTAAACTTATACTTAATTTCAGTTTCAATAAACAGCTGCAAGGTAATAAAACCCTTGCAGCGTCTGGTTTGCCAGGTTTTCTGGCATTTCTACGCGATCAACTCCAGCCACGCCGCGATCCGCGTAATTTACAAATAACCATTTAAATTCAAACAATTATGTTTACCAGCTATACCCCCCCGCGATCCAAAAACTGAAAAACACTGAAATTCTTTTCAATCTTTTCAGTTTGGGATTGCTCGCAAAGCCCCAGGCGTGGCGCGGCCTGGCGGGGTGTTTTGTAGAAAATCAGAACTGAAAAAATTTCCTGATCCAAATTGCGCAGGCGGGTGCGGTGTAGTGCCGTTTTCGTGGGCAAGATGTTTATTTCGTGGGGTTTCTGCCGCGCTGGCGGCACGCTGCTGCGGTGATCGGATTTATTCGCGTGGGATTGTCGCCGGGCTGGAAAGCGGCTCAGAATGGCGCACAGGCGGCCAGATTGCGGGCATGAAAAAGCCCGCGCGGGGCGGGCTGGTGCTTCCTGGTGTTGGCTTTCTTGTTTGTTCAATTTCTACACGGTTACGCGCTCAAAAGATAATTGGTTGTGTAGATCAATTACTCATTATTGATCGGTGCGGGCGATCAATATTTAGCCCTACCCAATCACTGGCGCGTATTTGGTTTTCAGCTGGCTGGACTTCGTGCCGGCGGCGCTGATTGCCTGCGCGTTCTGCGGTGCGCCGGTGTTACTGTGGGTGTGGGCGGCAGTCTGCTGCGCCAGCTCCTGCACCACCTCCAGCGTTTCCAGCATCAAGGCCATCACATTGATTTGCTGGCTCCCCACCCATACCACCGGGGCGATCACTTCCTGGCGCGCTGCCGCTATGCTGCTGCGGATTTTGCCGATCTTCTCCATCAGGCTGCCAGCCACCGCCGTGGTGGCATCGCCGCCCACGCTGGCCACTGCGTTGGCCTGCGTCGCTACGCTGTAATCGCCCTCTGCGATGTGCTGCACCGCACCGGCCAACAAGGTGGATGTGCCCAGCACCGTGGTTTTATCGTTAGCCTGCACGGTTGTGCCCCTGGCCACCACGGTGCGCGTTTCCTCATCGGCCTGGATTTCCCTGGTCATGGAATTTTCACGGATCGCCTGGTCGGTTTTCCGCTCCCAATCCCCTGCCTGCGTCACCCGCTGGGAAACTTCCTCCCGCTGCTGCTGTAGCTGCTCGCCGGGCTTCACATCCGGCAGCGTGTTGCCCTGGGCCAGCGTCTGCCGGATAAACGGCTTATCAGGCCGCCCATCAGTAAAAGCTACCTCAACCAGCGTTCCCACCGGCGGAAACTGGAACATGCCCGAATCCTGGCCCGCCATCGGCACCGGCAGCGGCACCGCCGGATAAATCGGCGTGTTTTTTGCCGGCTGGCCGTCTGCGTCCAACAGCTGCAAATCCACGGCGTAGCGTGGCCGGAAAGGATCGGCCAGGTCACCACTGGTCACCGCCTCCGCGTGGGCCTCTACCCTGGCGAATTTTGGCAGATGCAGCCCCGCCGATAACTCCGGGTAAGCCGCATCAATCTGGCGCTGCGCCGGCGTCATGGCCACGGCCTTGCCCGTCAGCGGGTTTACCGCCAGCCATGTGATCGTGGTGTCGTCGTTTTCCAGGCGAACACTCGACAGCCGGCGGCCATTGACCACCACACCAGGGCGCAGCGCCTGAACCATTGGCAATGTCATGCTGTTGCCGCCGGCGCGCGCCTGGCTAAACTCGGCGGGAATATCCACCGGCTTGCCGGCAAACATGGAATGCGCCCAGCTCCCCAGGAACACGCCGCCATCCGGCAGCGGTTGCCAAACGTAATCAGGCACGCCAAACGCGGCCCCCAGGTTGGCCAACAGCTGATAACCCGTCCCGCTATGGGTGAAGTGGGGGATCGGCTTGTCCAGGTAATCCGCCTGCGCCGGCAGCGCGATCGTTATTCCGCTGTTTTCTTCCAACCAGTTGACCACCTGGCGCAGCGTCGGGTGCTGGAACGAACACGGCCACAACCTTTCGAACACGCCGGCCAGCTCTCGCACAAACAACCGCTGAAAACCGTTCTCTGCCGGCTGCGCGCGCTCCACATATCCGGTGAACCAACGCAAAATGCTATCCGTATAGCCGGCATCCAGGCGCACCAGCTTGCCGGTGTAGTCCGTTTCGGTCTGCGCGGTGATAAACCCGCGCCCGCAGCCGTTCAACTCCAGCACCAGGTTAAGATCAACCAGCGGCACCGCATCCCCGGACAACATTAGACGCTTAATCGGTTTCATTCTCCCCCCACCACGCCGGCCAACGCATCATCCGCCGGCTTCAAAACGCGGCGCTCAAACCAACTCAATTTCTGTTCGTCCTCTGCCGCTGCGCCCTTCCCGTTTACCTGGCCATTCGCGCCTGGCGTCTGTTTCTTGGCGGCGGTTTTGCTGCCCTCCCGCGCGTCTTTTTTTTCCGGCACGCTCAAATGCTCGCGCATCGTGAACGTCACCAGCCAGGCTTGCTTGCCGTCCTGTTTCGGCGCGTCAATCGAACCGGTGAACGTCGCCAGCCTAAAATTAATGGCCTGGGCGGTATGGTTGGCCACACGGTAGCGTTTCAACTTGCCGCCCTCCGTGGCCTCCGCCAGGGCAAACAGGCGCGTTAACACCTTGGCTTCGCTAAACGGGATCGTGCCGGAAATGCGCAATTCCTTGGGCTTGATGCCCTGTTCGGCGTTCGCCGTGCTCGAGGTCTGCCCGGATTGGTCTTTATCCTGAAACTGCATCATCGGCGTTACCATGATCCCTTTAAGCGGGATTGCTTCACCATTAAGCGCCAGCGTGACTATCGTCATGGATCATCGCCTCCAACTGCCCTAAATCTTTGCCTACGAACAACACCGCCAGGGTAAAAACCGCATCCTGGTGGGGAACATCCTTTTTCATCGCCGCGCCAACGCTGGCGGCGGCCCCCTTCGCCGTGAACACCCACGCCGGCGCGCTTTTTCCCTGTAACGCCGTCATGGCCTCGCTCACCATCGCCAGGGCGGATTGGCGAGCCTCGGCAAAGCCGGCCAAAGCCGACTGCAAGCCGCCAATACTCGCCCCAAGCGCCGCGCCCGCCTTGGCTTCTGCGATACGCTGCGCATTCAGCGCCAGGCGCTGCGCACTGGTCGAAAGCACCGCCGCCGCCGGCAAGCCGCCGCCCATCTTCCCAGGCAGTTGCATCCGGGTAACGGCCTGCGTGGCCGCCGTCTGCGCCATGCGCTGCACCTGGTTTAACGCCGGCAGCGGCAGCACCCCCGACAGCGACGCCACCAACGGCATAAACTCGGCGTGTGAGTTGGCGCAGATCATAAACACGGTGGCGGTGATTTCGGCCCCCTGGCCGGCCAGCTTGCCCGCCAGGTAATCCACGGCGTTGGTCGGGCTGAGGTAACTACCAGATGCCTCTTGCCGCCCTACGCCATAAACCCACGGATGCGCCGGCACCATCGAGCACGTCAGCGCCTGCATATCACCAGGCATCCGCAAAACAGCCTTACGCCACACTCGGCACCTCCGGCCAGGTGATTTTGTCCGCGTGTTCCACATCGATGCGATTGAGCAAAACCCGATATTTCTTCCAGGCCAGCAACGCCGCTTTCTCTGCTTCTGACGCAATCCCCAAATCATCCGCATCCTGTAAGGGGGCGATCGCCTTGCCTGCCTTTTCCAGTAGCAGCCCTTTTTTCCAGATGGCTGCAGCGGTCTGCGTTTCCTTTGCTGGAGCGGGAATATCAACCCAGCACGGCAAGCCGCGCTTATTTGCGCCGCGCTCTTTTCCTTCCGGGCCTTGCATACAATATTTTTCCCACACCTGATCGCTAACGGGCTTTACATCCTCCGGCCAATTACCGTTTGCCTCATAGCTTTCTTTATCTTCGTAAACATAGAAAGCCTTGGTCGTTGCGCTAAATCCATAGCTCATCGTTACACCCCCACCGATTGCCAAAACACGACCTGTTCTTGACCATCCATCATTGCATTAAACCCGTTGTTATCCAGATCCCGCCCCTGGATATTGACCCGACTATCGCCGAACCAATTCCCGTTGGAACTGGCCAACGTCAGTTGCACACCGAAGCACTCCCGCGCATAAGCGCGTGGGAAACCGACACGGTTTACATAGTCCACTCGGTTAACCACCCCGCCTTGAATAATGAACCCCGTCACCTCATCCTTGTACCACCAGGCATTGCGGCCGCCGGCAACCGCTGAACGGCTGTTTACATAGTCAATAGTTGCCCTGGCCCCAACATCACGGTTGTACGTCCCCCAATCAACGCGGCCGTTAAAGTTCTGGTTCAACCAGTTGCTGAGATAACCGCCCCAGATAGAGCCACTGATATTGCCATCAACCTGATAGGCGGCTCCGCCTGCATACAAATTACCGGGGGCCACAAACTGCTTAGTGTTCGGATCAAACCGCCAGATAGCCTCTGCGTTGTTATCCCCCCGCACATGAATGCAGGGCTTAGCAAAGCTGCCTGCCCCATCCATCAGATAGCCAAAACTTACAGCTGTTGGGTAACCCTGCCCCTTTCGGGTGCTTTTGCCTTTGACCAACGGGACATAGCGGCCACCCTCGACAACATCCCAATTGTAATTTTCCTGATAGAAAGGGGCTTTGGTGTCGAGTTGCGAGGAAAACGCGCCGCTCCCTTCTGGAGGTGCGCCCGTTGGCGTTGACAGATATTTCGCCGTAATTTCGGCACTGCTCGTCAACGTTCCCGAAAGCTGGCCGCCTTTCCTGGTTAGATAGCTTTCCCAGCCGGTGAATCCGCCGTTCACATCCGTTGCAACATAGAACTTGTTCGCGCTGCCGTGGGCGATAAACAGATAGTGGATAAATTTCCCGTTACCGGAGGCCGTGCTTAAATTGGTGCCGTTGGTAGTCACATACAGCGTTCCCCACGCAACAGGCGTCCACGAGCTATTTTCCACGCTCCATACGCCTGGAGAAGTCGGCTTATCTGCACCGGTGAGCACACGGGCACTGCCCATCCTGGCGGCAAAATTATTGCTCTGATCTGCGGCCCCTACATCGCTAATAGTCGGCTTAGAGTCCGTGGTATAGACCTGCGCCCAGGCTTTGGCCGTAGCCGGATTATCTTCCCGCAAAGAGCGTAACCAAAACTCTGTATTGCCTGACCCGATCGCAAACTGGACATGCCGGTATTTGTTGACTTTGAACGTCATCAAATTGCCCAGGTTGCCTTTTTTCAGTGGGTAACCGGTTGATTTATCTCCCAACTGTTCGAGCATAAAACCATCAGGCCGCGTCAGGTCGCTATCGGCGTTTAATGCCTGCATACCCTCGCTAGGAAATACCACGCGGGGCAATGCGAGAGGGCCGCTCATGGTATCGCCGGCCTGTTTAACAAAACGCCCGTCTGCCTCGGTCTTGTTCCAGGCGTTCACGTCCGACGCCAGCAAGTTCACATCCGCGCTCAGCGGCTTACCGTTCACGCGGATAGAGCGCAGGGCATATTTCTGCGCCGCCTGGGCATCGGTCAGCGCGCCCACATCCGCCGCCGTGGGCTTATTCGCCGGCGAGTAAACGCGGGCGTTACCATCCCACACGGATGCGCCAGTGATCCGCCCCTTGGCCGAGAATGACCCGGTGCGCACGTTCAAAAACGCCGTGCGCCCCTGGATCCCTTCCCCTTTGCAGGTGTTGAAAAAGCCCAGGCCATACCAACTTTTCACATCCACATTGCAGGTTTCATAGCTGGCCCCATCCCCGTTCCCAGGGAAAAGCCCGCCCGGCTTAGAACTCCAGCTATTTGCCACCGTCACGCCGCCGGATGCCTGGATTTCCTTCTTGAACTCGCCGCCCAGTGTGGCCGATACCGCGTCCACGTCCTGCGCTTTCGGCTTAAATCGCGTGGTGTAAACCTGGAACCAGGTCACCCCGTTATCGGGAATATTCGACCGACCGATAAAAGCATCGGCGTTGTTTTGCACCGCCAGATAGCCGCCTGACGGGCCACCGTCGCACGGCAGACTTAAGACGCCATAAACCTGATTGCCGGGGGCATTTTTCGAGGCGTTGTTTAACCGGTAGATTTCGCCCTGGTTACAGTAAGCATCATCACGATGCCGGGCACCCATGCCCAGGCCAAACGCCCCGACCTCCATCACATTGCCACCTTCTACGCCCACGTTGCGCGTGGCGGCGGTGCCCAGGCCCAGACTCCCCCGGCTTTTCGCCTTGTCCTTGAGGGAGGCCAAGTTATCATCCTTGCGCAAGTAGGCATCATTGCCGGCCTGGTCGGACAGGGAACCTTGCGGGCGCAGGTCGGTAATGTTGCCGGCGGCGTCGATACTGGCCACCGCAAACACATAGTGCTTAAAGCCGGCTTTATCCGTGTAATCCGCCGCAGTGGCCGCAACGGTAAATTTCACCGCCGCCGCCCACTGGCTTACCACGTTGCCCTGTAAACTCACATCAGCCCACACCTTGATAGGCTTCGCCGTCACGGTAATGTTTTGGTTGGCCGCCAGCACCGCGCGCAGCCCGCCCACATAGCCGGTGCCCGCGGTCACGAAATACTGCGCGCCGGCCTTGGCCACCAGGAACCCATTACCAAAGAACGCGGCGACACCGTAGTGATCGCGGTTAATCAGGCGCTGCATTTCATCAATACCGCCCAGGCGCGCGGTAAAGTCGATCTGCCAGGTTTCCGCCGGCGTGGTGATCGCCGTCTCGCTGGCCGCGCCGTCATACTCCATCACAAAGGAGCGGGTGATCGCGTTGCCCTGCTGGCCGGCATGGTTGGCCACCTTGCGTTGCGTCGGCGCATGAACAATCATCGCCACCGTGTTGCTGGCCTTGTTCACCAGGCCAATCCAGTTGAAATCAAAATCGCCCACCTCGGTGCCCAGGGTGACCGAATACACCACGGCGTTGTTGTTCACGACGCCGGTTTTGTTCACTGCCTGGCGGTGCACAATCTGGCCCGCCGGCGGCATCCCTTCTTTGCGGTCAATCGGCTTGCCGGCATCGAGGCCCGGCACGTTGGCGAAAACGAACTCATCCAGCACCACGCGGGAACCGTTCACGGCTTCTTTTGCTTTCCATTGCTCAAAGGCAAAGGTGATCGCGGTTTGTGACATGTTGATTATCCTTTCAGTGTTGCGCTCGCCACGGTGGCGGAATGTTGGTTATTGATACTGGCCACCGCGCTGGCGGCGCTGTAAGTCACGTATTCACATCCCGCCCAGCCAGCGCGTAATTGCAGGACAGAATTGTTAATCACTTCAAATCGATAGCGGCGACAGGTGCGGCCATACTGCCGGATAACCTGCATCAGCAGATCGGGATTACTGGCAACCTGGCCATCGGTCACGCGGACGCTGATCACGTCCCAATCTATGCCCGGCTGGCGCTCCAGGATTTCCACATAACCCACGCCCAGGCGCTCAAAAATGGCGATAAAGCCCGCCACCGATCCCGCATCGCGGGCGTTGATAAAGGCGTACTGCACGCGCTTGCGGAACAGCTCCAGCGGTTCCCCGTTGAAGCGGGTAATATCGCGCTGGTACGCCAGCACCTGGAGCAACGGCACCGCACAGGTGGCCGCATCCAGCTGTTTCAGCGGCCAGGTCAGCCAGCCATACACCCACAACCAGAAATTGCGGCAGGCGCGCAGCAGCTTGGCCGGCTCCCCGCGATTCATCCAGGACGGCAACAGCATCCCCGCCAGGCGTTCTTTAAAATCAGGCATCGGCAACCTCCAGTTTCAAGGTTTTCAAACGCGGCACGTTCAGCTCGCTAACAATATCGCCCAGGGAAAACGCGATAGATTCCAGCTCGGGGAACGCGCGGTGTAACTCCCTGGCCAGGTTCGAAAACGAGAAGCGCGCATAAGGCCAGGTTTTCTTTACGTCGTACTCGGCGTTTTGCCGGAACGCGCAGCGGATCAGGGTTTCGCTGTTTCGCGTCAGCGCGGCCAGCGCATCCGCCGTAAAGTTGGCTTTGTTCTCCACAAACAGCGTCACGGCCAGGTTGTGTTGGGTTTCCGGCATGGCGAAACACTGCATATCATCGCCGTGACCGTGGTTCCCCTTGTTCGTGATGTAATCATTGACCGCGTTAATGAACGGCTGCGAGGCAACGCCGGAATCCAGCAGCAGATAGGCATTTGCCGTTCCTGGCCCGCGCGGGGCGTCGTGCTGGAAAAAAATTCGGTCGATACTCAGCCCGGCGACACTGGCGATCATGCTGCGGTAAACCGCATCCGTGTGATAGTTGCCCGCCAGGTTGTATTGGTTGCGCGCCCTGTCCCGTAAATCGTCGTCGGATTCCTGGTCAGCACCGGGGGCCAGTAACCAACCCTCCTCGTTTTCCACCCGCACAATGCCCGGCACCGCCTGGGGTAAAATCCGGTAGTAACCGGGGGCCAGGTTATGCGCGCCGCCTGGCTCGGTCGCTTTCACCGGCACCAGCCCGCCGGCGGTGCCGGCGGCCAACGTGGTTTCCTTCACCACCGCCACGCTGTAAACATGGCCGTTAAGCCGCTCGGTTTGCACCACCGTGCCGGCGGGGATCGTGACCATGACACTGGCGTTTTCCTTGTCGAACCGAAAAACGCCCTCGGCTGCCGTCGCCGGCTTGCGCTTCACGTTGACGCCCCAGGCGAACATTTCCAGCCAGGTGCCGCCGGCGGTGGCCAAATACATGTTGGCCATGACGACCGACACCAGAACATCCTTTAACCACATCACCGGGGCGGTAATAATCGCCTGGATAAGTCGCCAAAACGGCGACATTTTGGACGTATTGGTAATTAACCCTTCGGCGGTCACCAGCTCGTTAAATTTGGAATTAACTTGCTCCGTGGTAATGGGCATTCCGCTTTCTGTTAAGGCTTTCTCGTAATCAACCTGCGGTTTCATTGTCATAATTAACGCTGGCCTCCACTTTGCCGAAATCATAAGTTTCTGCGGTCACCCAAAGCCGTTTTAACGTTTCCTCGCTAATCACGACCGTGCCCGGAATAATTCGCGTATCATCTTCCAGCAACAACACCATTTGCATAATGACGTCAGCGCGAAGCGTTGGACTTCTTTCCGCCACTAATTGCGTGACCAATCCACTTTCTAAAATGGCATGGACACAATCTTGCCCAATGCTTACCCGGTTATGACATAACACCGGCTCCCGGCCTGTATTTAGCGAGAAATCGCCATTTTCAATTAGCAGGTCAATATAAAGGGGTTCACTCATTAACTTAATTCCTGCCATTCCATTAGCTGCTCGGGCGTCATACCCTGCTTAACATTAATATGGACGTTCTCAATATTTTTGCGGTTGTCGGTAATGGTTCGGGAATTATTGTTAATTTCCTTATTAATCCCACCGGGGCCAATTCCTTTTAACCGGCCGCCACTCAGCAACTTATCCGGTGCGGGCGGTGGCGGCGCGCTTTTCTCGGTCTGCACCTGGGCCAGCACCTGCTGCGCCGGGGGCTGCGGCACCTTCACCACCGGCACCTTTGGTGCGGGCGTCGCCACCGTTCCCTGCATCGCCCTGGGCACCACGATAGGATCGCGCACATCCTCAATCAGCGTTTTGCGCGCCCCTGCCGCAGGCATCAGCGCCGGCGCTGGTTGTGGCACCGCCACCGGGGCCACTGCCGCAGCCTGGGCCGCTGCCGGCAATGCGCTGCTACCCTCCAGCGTGGCCAGGCCCGTGGGCAACGCGCCCGCATCAATCGCCGGCACCGTCACCGGCGGCACGTTTACCATTCCCTGGGGTTCGGTCACCGTCGGCACCACATCCACATGCATGGGGTCAATACTGACGCCCGGCAGCATGTTGATTTTGTCGATGATCCAGTTGTAGGTGTCGGCAAACGCAGACCGGAACACGCCCCACAGCTTGGTAAATACGCCCGATACCACACGGCCAATCGTCATAAATGATTCAATCGGCGAGGACGGATCAAACGCGGCCACCACGTCCAGCCAGCCTTGCTTAACGATGCCGAACGCATCGAACAAGTGGCCGACCGTCTTGATCACCAGCTCAATCGGCGACAGCATCAAGCCGATCGCGCCGGCAACGATCTGGCCACACAGCTGGCCGGCAGTGGTGACGGCTTGCAGCTCCGCCGCCGTGCTCTGGATAGGGGTTAGCAGGTTAACGAACCAGCCAAACAGCGTCTTAATCGCATCCCATACCCCAGCCGCCGCCCGCTTCACCAGGTCAAACGCGCCGGCAAAGGGTGACAGCGCGCCGGCGGCCTCTTTAAAGCCGGCAATAAACCCGGACACAAACGCCTTAATCGGCTTCCAGAACATCCACACCGCCGCCACCACGGCACCGATAGCGGCCACCAACAGCGCGATCGGCCAGCTCATCAGCAGGAACGACACCGCACCGGTACGGGCGGCAATCGACGCCGCCAGCAAGCCCGCGCGCAGCATCACCAGGCCACGGTTAAACACCGCCGTGGCCGCGCCGCCGGCCAGCATGGCCAGGCGATTGAGGCCCAGCAATTTGGCCACCGGCCCCAGCAGGTTGCGTAGCCCCAGCATCAGGAACATGTGGACGCCGATCGCCAGGTTAGCTATCGCACCCGCCGCCGCCAGGCTCAGGAACGCCAGCACCGCCAGGCCAATGGCCCGCGCCAGGTTGGGGAACAGCTTCAACCAGCGCACCAGGGTTTGCCCCGCGTCCGCCATTTTGTTAATCAGCGGATAGAGCACCGGCAACAGCGTTAACCCCATCGCCGCCCGGATGGAATACCAGATCGCGGTAAGCCGTTCCCACGGATTGGCCATGCGCTCCGCCATTTCCGTGGCGCGCTTCATCCCGTCATTGCTGCCCAGCTCGGTAATGTGCCGTTTCAGCAGATCCACATTGCCGTAAAGCTGTTTAATCAGTACCGACGAATCGCCAAAAGCATCATCCAGCGCGGCTTGCGCCTTGAGGTTCCCCTCTATGCTCTTGCCGTAGCGCGCCTGTAATTTCTCCAGCATTTCCGGCAAGCTGACCATGCCGCCCGCCGCGTTAACAAAGCTCATTCCCAGCTTTTTGGCCCCGTCCTGGGCCGTCTGGTAAAACGACTCGTAAACGCTGCTGGCTTCCGATCCTAACGTGCGCTCAAGTTGCCCCATCACGGCTAACTGCTCATCGATGCCGACGCCGTAGTTTGCCCCCACGCCCCTGGCGCCCTCCATCAGGTCAGAGATCGCCCCCATGTTGGTGCCAAAGGCTTTCACCATGTAGGCCGTTTTGCCGGCGAGTTGCTCGGCGAAATTCACGCGGCCCATCTTCTCGGCGTAGCTGCTGAATTTGTTGTACATGCTGCCCATGTACTCTGCCGCCTCTGCGCCGCTGGCTTTCGTGGCCGCTGCCAGGGTGTTGGTCGCCACGGCAAACGCCGGCAACTCCTGGTTGGTCAGCAATCCCACCTGGCTGCGGATCGCTTCGGTGGACGTGATAAAGTCCACCGACGATTTGCCATATTTGGCGGCAAAGGCCAGCGCATCGCCCGCCACCTTCTGCAAGGTGCTGTCATCAATCCCTTTCGTGGCCGCCGCGTTCAGCGCGTCGGTGATCTCGATAGCTGGGCCTAACGCCCCCTTAATCGACAACCCGACGCCGACCAACCCGGCCCCACCCACGGCAATCTTGCCAAAGGCCGCTTGCGATTTTTCCGCGAAACCGGTAACCGATGCCTGGGCCTGTTTCAGGGGCCGCGTCAGTTTGTCGATCAGGCTCAGGGTAAAATCTAGCTGTTTCATTATTCGCCTTTAAATGCCAAAGAAATGCCGTTTGCGGTGGCCACGCGCATATTTTCCCAATGCCGGTTATCCAGCCAAATGGCGCGGGCTAAGTTCTCAGAGCTATCATTTTCAGCCGGCAAGTAATAACGCCGCAGCGTTAGCGCTTGTTCAATGAAATTGTTATCAATAGCCCGCAGCCGGTTGGTTAGTTTTTTACTTCAATTTCCAGTTTCGGCGCATATTTCGCATTCACCGCTTCCGCGATTTGCAATGGTGCACCCGGCAGTTTAAGCAGATCATCCAGGTCGGTTTTACTTTCCGCCGCAACGATACGGCGCAAATAGGTCACATGCGGGGCGACTTTATTATCCATCGCCATATCGTTAATCAGGCTGTTATAGGCCGTGGTGTTTGGCTCAAAAGCCACGTCTTTGCCCTGGATAGTCAAAGTAATTTTATTTTCTGCTTTGCTCATTGCTGTAATTCCTTACGTTGATTTATTTCGTCTACTAATTGGTTATGCCGCGCGGCGCACAGCGGATAAATATCTAAATAGGTTAATAACGGCTCGCTAACGTCTTTACCGGTTACCCCGTTTATCCTGGGTAATTGCTCCGGGCATTTAACGAGCAAACTTTCCTGAAATGGCACGTTCGGCTTTATCTGCGGCGTCGTTGTACATCCTGACAAACTCATCAGACACACAAACGCGGGTAAATACCGGCTTAACCACTTCGGTGCGGATCTCTTTCGGTTGAGCATCGCGCAACGCCTCCAGCTTGCTTTCCAACTGCCGGGCCGAACGGCTGGCCACGTTCTCCGATGCCTGGCGGGATTCCTCCCCGGCCCGCTGCGCGGCCCGTTCTACGGCCAACGCCAGGCTATCCCGATGCCAGCCATTGGCCTGCCAGCCGCCGGCAAAGCTGGCCACCAGGGCCAGCAGGCCCAACCATGCCCCCTTGGCCATCAGCGCCGCCCGTCGTGCGCCAGGCTAAAATGGTTGCCGTCCGGGCGGTCTTTGAAGCGTCCACCCCAGGCACCGCCCAGGCTTTCCCAATACTCGCCGAGCGGTTTATATGCCTCGGTTTGGGTCTGGTACACGCCGTTAATAAACAGGTTGAAGTCCACCGCCAGGCGCTGCGTATGCAGGCTATTGGCGATGCCTGCACCGGTCGCGGCGTTGCGCGCGGCCTGCTCAGGCGTGCGGTAGGCTTCGCCGAACGTCAGCCGGTAGCCATGATCGCCGGCCCAGGTGATCAGCTGGCCGATCAAGGCGGTAAACAGCTGCTGTTTTTCACTCAGAGTCATATTTTCCTTTCCCTTTCAAAAGATTACTCCCCTTACGGCGTAACCACAGCTCAACAGCCTGGTGGCCGGCAATCCCCAGCGCGGCCCCCAGCCCCACCACACCCAGGACGGGCAACCCCGGCACCCAAATAAGCGCCGCAGCGGCGACCATTGCCGTGCCCGCCCCCAGGATCACCCGACCGATAAACAATCGCGGGGTGATCGGCTCATCGCTACTTAACACCTTGCCGATAGCAATCAGCGCGCCCAATAACAGCAGGCTCCAGAACGTTTTTTCATGCTCTTGCATCTGGCACCCTTACCCGATCAGGTTCTGCGTCACTTCAGATTCCAGGTAAGGAATGCCGCCCAGGCGCACAAAATCCGCGTCCGTCACCACAAACTTAATCTTGTGCGTCATGATGCTTCCGCCCTTCGGATCAACATCCAGAATGTCACTCAAAATCAGCTTGCAGCCGAACGCCTCCACTTTCAGCTCCTCCCCGCCGGCCTTGGCGTACCACATCAGATCAATCGGCGGGATGCCGCGCCAGCTGCCGGCGGCCCGCGCCTTGGCGGTCACCTGCGCCAGGGATTTGGTGCTTAGCTCCATTTCCCCCTCGGCGGCCACGTCGCCGGAAACCCAGCCATCGGGCACGCCACCCGTTTGGGCTGCGGCGGTGTTGTCGGTAATGCTCAGGCTCACTTTTTCCGCATGGACTAAATCACCGTCCATATTGAAATCAACCGACTGGCCAGAAATTCGTTTTGTCATGCCGCGCCCTCCAGCGAGTTATCCAACATCAGACTTACCGTGATGCCTTTCGGGCATTCGTAGGTACGGATCACCAGGTAAATTTCCACCTTGGTGGAGGTGCGCCAGGTAATTTGCACATCCCCCTCCAGCGGCGCTTTGACTTCGCCGGGGAACGTCACGCCGTTAATCTGCGTACTGCGCGCCATTTCTCGCAGCGTCTTGGCAAAATACTGTTGGTGCGCCGCAATGCTGGTTGGCGTGCTGTTCAGTGACCGATCGGCAATCTTAGGAATTGCCAGCAGTCGCACACGGCGCGCCGCCTTATCCACCACGCGCAGGCTTTCAATCGCCTGGAAATCGCCGCCCTCCACATCCAGGGTGCGCCCGTCAGACCAGTAAAGGCCGTCGTAATCGGGATACCACATCGGCACGCTAAAGCGGTTTGCCTCCAGCGCCTGGAGCGTCGCCAGCTCCAACACTTCCCCGGAACCGTCCACCGGTGTGGACGTGCTGCCCATTTCGACCAGCGCCCCGGTAGCCACACGGGCCGGGCTATCGGCGATCGTCACAGCGCGGTTACACAGTCGGCCCGCCAAAACGCCCGGCTCATTGCCCCACAGACGCGGCACCAACTGGATCGCCGGCTCGGCAACGCCTTTTTGCAGGTCGTTGATGCGGCCCACATACTCGGCCCAACCTTCGCCCTTTTGCAGCGATTCCACCGACAGAATGAACCACTGCCAGCGGCCAAACTTGGCGATAATCTCCGCCCGCAGGCTCTGCGCCTGCTTCACAACATCGAGCGTTGCCGGCACCAGGTTAACGATGCCCTCCACACTCGCCACACGCTGCGCGGCCAGTACCGCCGCCGGCCAGTTCTTGGCGGCGTCGGCTTCCGCCAGCACATGCACATAAGCGAACCAGTTTTGCCCGGCGTTCAGCTTGGCGGCCTGGAGGTTGCTTTTCAGCACCGAATCCCCCACGCCCAACAGCACATCCAGATCGGTTTGCGTGTTCACCGGCAGCGTTTTGCCGATATTGGTTTTACCGGCCCCGACAAACAGCAATACCCGGTCGATCTCTTTGGTTTCGCCCTGGTGCCGGTTTACCTGGTTAACCTGAATCGTTGGCCAACTCATTGTTTCCCCTTAATGTCTTGCGCTTTCACATTCCAGCCAAACCCTATTGCCTGGAGTTGACGCGCCAACGCTTTGTTAAAATCCGCGTCACTCATGCCCAGGAACGGGCGGGACGGTAAATCGACCGTCCAGGCCGTTTTGGCCGCCTTGCCGCTCAACTTGCGGATCAGCAAGCCGGCCTGCGCGAATGACATATTTCCCACAATTTCCTTGAGCGGCGGCTTTCGCCAACGCTTCCCGCGCCTCACCTGATAACCCAGCTGGCGCAGCTTCTTAGCCTGGCGCAGCGTGGCTTGCCGCTCGGTGTCGGCTTTCCTGCCGGCCACCTGTTCCCGCTTGATGGAAACCCGCATACCTGCCGATTGCGAAAACCCCACCACGCCCGCCGGCACGGCCTTATTGCCGTTGCGGTATCCACCGCCCTGGAGGTAAAGCCTTACGGCCTCCCGCTCTGGCATGTCGCGGATATGCAGCAAATTGGGCATGTTGCGCAGCATCTTGCCGCGTCGCCGGGTCTTCCTCCCTTCCCAGGGCGTGCCGTCCGGTTGCTGCTGGTTGCGCACGTTGCGCTTAGCCGCGGCTATCACCCCGTATTTGGCCATGCGCCATAGCAGGCGCTGGCGTTTGGCCTGGGGCATTTCCAGCTTGGCCAATTCTTTGCGCAGCTCCCGCAGCTGCGGGCGGCTCAGCTCACCGTTGATAATCACGGCGTTTCACCGATCGGCGCGCCGGTGCTTCCCACGCCATACACGCGCCCTTCCAAGGCCCACCAAATTTCCGGATCGGCCAATCGCCATCGCTTCCCGTCGAAAGGGATTAGCCCTTCTTCGTCCTGGGTCAGCGTGAGCGGCTCGGCCATCTTGAGCGCGATTTCAACCAACGCGGTTTTATCGTCCGTGACCACGATCGCCAGCTCCGGCAACACCGGTTCAAACCCTTGCTCAATCAGCCCCTGATCGGCGTTCTCTATCAGCCAGGCCAGCAGCAGCGCGCACAGGTTGCGCGGGTCAAATTGGCGATACGGGAAGCGCCCCCAGGACAACACCGCCTCGTACTCCATCACCGCCATTTGGTATTGGTTCAGCCCCAAATCCTTCTGCGCGTTGATAAAGCTCACTTCTTCCATGTCGCTACTAAAACCCAGGTTAGCCACGCGCGCCGGCAAATTGGCCTGGAGGAACGCGGTTAGCGTCTCTAACTTGCTCATACCTTTTTCACCGTTGCCCGTTTCAACCCTTTCATGCGGCGGATCACTACAGACGCCTCCGCCAACAATCCCGCGCGGGTTTCCGTGCTTTCCTGCCCAGGGTGGCTATCACGACGCCCAATCGTGGCAAACTCCCCCAACAGATCGGCTTTCGCCCTGGCGAATACCGCTTTTAGATACTGCGCGCACAGGCCGTTAAGGTCGCCCAGGCTTACCCCTGGAACATCAGCCGCCGCCAGATAACCTTTCATCCTCCACCGCGCCTCTACAGTTTCCAGCTCCGCGTTAACTTCCGTCACTGCCGCCAGCAGCGCTTGCGCGATAGTATTGGCGTTAATATCGGGCGGTAATGACCGCTGCGCCTGGAAATCTTTCAGGTTCAAGTCCGGCCAAAATCCGGCGTTTTTGAGCGGCTCATCCTGGTAATCAATCGGCTTTCCGCTAAACATAAATTCCCCGTAAAAGGGCGGGCTGACCGGTTTCCACGGCGCAGATTCACTTTCGTGGCCTGCCCTCCACCGCGCCCGCCTGGCTTGCGGTAGTCTTTAACCCTGCGTCAGCTTTCGCATCCGCGCCGCAATGTTCTGCCGCGCAGTCCTGACGCCGATTTTGTAGTAATGCGATTCAGCGGTAGCCAGCAGCTGATCGGCTTTTTCCAGCGTTTGAACATCATCCACACCCGACGCCGTTTTTTGCCCGCCGTCACCGCGCAGCATTTCCAGCCCCGCGAACTTGTACCATTTCGCCGTTACTTGCTCATGCAAGCGCCAGGTGTTCGCCACACGCTCAAACGTTCGAGAGAAATACGGCTCAACACTTTCCCCGCGCCCCGCCGACTCTTGCGCCCATGCCAGCATGGTATCCGCCACAAACGTGGGGAAATTGCTACGCAACTGCTCCGGCGTGGCCTGGTGCTGCCCGATCGCAATGTCAGCCAGATCCAACGCCTTATCCAGGTCGCCCACATCGAATAACCAGATCACGCACCACGCCAAAACAGGGTTTGCATAAACCTGGCCACTGGCCAAATAGGCTTCCACCGTTGGCATCCAGCGCGGCAACAACACGTCGCGCTTAAACTCAACACGATCGGCAATCAAAGGCAGGCTTCGAACATGCTCAACATCGGCTTCCAGCGCCCTGATCATCAGGTGCAGGCTTTCCGTGCTTTCAAGCGCCTGGCTCTGCTTTAGCTTTTGCTCCATCTCAATGCGCTGGTTATGGCGCTGGGCGGGAGAAAGTGCCATTTATCAGCCCTCCAGAGGTTCGTTAACCTTGCCGATCGTTACAGCGGATTCATCGATAGCCGCGTACAGCTCCGGCACTTCCACCGCATAACCTTCATTACGCAAGTATTTGCTTTCGAACTGTTTACGGTCTTCCACAAACTCCGCTTTGCGCATACGGGTGTTGCGCTGGGTATAGATATGCAGGTTTTTCAGCGGCGTAACGACCATGCGCTTACCCGGCATAAATGGCGGAATAATTGCCGTGCGCCCGGCAATTGTTGAACCCAACATTTGAGCGGCGATTTTTTCGGTTGGGCGATCGGCGGCCTGATACAGGCGGTACTGTTCAGCAGCGACCAAATCGGCACCGACAAGCACAACTAAGCGCGGGTCATTGCGGTATTGCTCCGGGATCTTGGCGTTAATCAAATCTTGCGCCATTGAATCCAAGGACTTGTAATCGCCGGCCGCATCCAGCACCACCGGATCAGTCATGATTTGTCTACCGCCCAGCATCGATTTCATGCGCTCATGCCAGCCGATGTTTACGTCTTCACCGTTTGGATTCTTTTCGGGGTCGGTAGTCTTGGCGCGGGTTTTACCGTTAAAACCAATGCGCAGCATATCCAGCGCGAAAGCCTGGGTAGAAAACGTCTGTACGAGGTTAAAGAACTCGTTTTCTTCCTGGCCGGCATTGGCCCAAACAGAGAGCAGATCCCAGCGCAGATCCGCGCTGCTGTCGGTTTCAACCAGATCGTAGGTATTACCGTCTACGCCAACACGCTTGTGAAAACGCCCGTTCTCACTGCGGCCCGTATGCAAACCGGAAGCACCCACCGAAATCACTTGGCCACTCAGTTGGTCAACGTCCATGCAGCTAAGCATGTTCAGGAATTCGACAGACTCCAGCATCGCCAGGCGTAGCGCAATTTCCTGCGGGTTATTCATGGAGAAATAACGGGAGGTATCGCGGGCACCATAATGCGCCGCCATACCAGCCGAATATTTATCCAGTAAATCCCGTGCTTCATTATTAAGATACATAAAACTCCCTCGCAGCAATGCGATTAATTAATAGCTCGTTATATGTTTGCGAGAATTACAGGTAATTGAACTTGCCGGCTTTAGACGGAAGTTTACGGCCTGGATTACGTTTACCGCCATTACCCAGGGAATTGAAACGGTTAACAATTTCTTTCGCGTTATCGCGAATAGCTGAAAACTCTTCCGTGTCTACCACTTCTGTAATGGTGTCCACGTCTTCCTTCACGGAATTAAGCTGATTTTCAATGGTGGCTACACGCGCCTCCAGATCGTTCAACGCATTTGCCAACGCCTGCAATTTATCGTCGTTTTGCGCCGAATCGTCTTGTGGGGTTTCTTCCTCAAACTTCGGTTTAATACCAAACAGCTTTTGCCAATTTTTCATCTTTCCTTCCTGCTTAATTTTGCCATCATGGGAAATTACATAACTGTAATATCCCTTCTTAGTTAAATTGCGCCGACTAAAACGCAGGCGTGTGGTGCCAATACTGGCTGGGGTATCCGTTACAGCCAGCCCCTTGAGGTAAGTACGTTCCCCACCGCGCCAGTTAAGTTCTGGCTCAACAGAGAAATAAAGTAATTGCCCTTCCTCATTCGCATAAAGCAAACGTCTATTTGGGCAGATACTGACAAATAGCCGGGCTAAACCATCATCCCCATCCTGCCAAAACGCATCCAGGACTTCGCCAAAATTACCGGCGTCACACTCATGCTCAGGCCAGATCAGTGCGGCATAGTGGTTTATGTCGTAGGTTTCCCCCATATCGACAATCCATTGTCTTTCTAATATCCGCCCATCAACGGTATCCCCTTCGGTAGCAACACACAGCCAGTCAGTTTTTAAATGAGACATATCCCTCCTGATTCCCCCCTGACGCTGCAAATCAATTATTGCCAATTAAACACACCGGCGCACCCTGCATTATTCTGGATAATTCGGTTATAGCCCTTTATCGAACATTCACGAATCTGCGCCGTCATTTTTTATTACAGCCACGGCATAATTAACCGCATGGCTAAATACTCTGAAGAATTAAAAGGCGTTGCGCGCGCTCTTTACCTACGCCGCTATACGCCTAAGGAAATCGCATCCGAATTAAATCTGCCTAATGGGCGGATCGTTTATTATTGGGCTGAAAAATATGGCTGGCAGGCTCTGCTGAGTGTTGAGAGCACAGAAGACGCGATCGAAAGGCGCTATCAGCTACTTGCCGGGCGTGATAATAAAAGCGATCTCGACCTGAAAGAAATGGACTTGCTTATCGCCCATGCCACAAAGCTACGGGCACAGCGCAATAAGCATAAAGAGAAGATGGCAGGCAGCCAGGGCGGAGAACCGGCAGGCGAACACGCAAACGACGAGGAAGGGCGCAAAGGCAAACGGAAATATAAGAAAAATGATATTTCTACGCTGACGCAGGAAGATTTCGATACCTGGGCAGAAGAACACCTTTTCGCCTACCAAAAGCACCTGCGCCAGAATATTGGCCAGCAGGTGCGAAACATCCTTAAAAGCCGGCAGATCGGGGCAACCTGGTATTTCGCGTATGAGGCGTTTGAAAATGCAGTAATGACGGGCGATCCGCAAATATTCCTTTCCGCGTCAAAGGCGCAGGCGGAGGTATTCCGGTCTTATATCGTCAACATTGCAGAGCAATATTTCGGCATCACCCTGACCGGGAACCCTATCCGACTGAGCAACGGCGCAGAGCTGCGTTTCCTCTCAACCAACAAGAACACGGCGCAGTCATACAGCGGGCACCTGTATTGCGACGAGTATTTTTGGGTGCCGAACTTCACCCACCTTAACGAGGTGGCCAGCGCAATGGCCACCCATGACAAATGGCGCACAACCTACTTTTCTACACCATCGGCCAAAACGCACCAGGCATACCCATTTTGGATGGGGGACGAATGGAAACAGGGCAGCAAAAAGCGCACGGCAGTTAAATTCCCTGATTTCGATGAACTGCGCGACGGTGGCCGGGTGTGCCCTGATGGCCAATGGCGCTACATCATTACGATGGAAGACGCGATCGCCGGCGGCTTCAACCTGGCCAATATTGAAAAACTGCGCAACCGCTACAACACGGCCACATTCAACATGCTCTATATGTGCGTCTTTGTTGATAGCAAGGACTCCGTTTTTAGCTTCGCCGACCTGGAAGCCTGCGGCGTTGAGGTGGACACCTGGCAAGATCACAACCCGGACGCCTTGCGCCCATTTGGCGATCGCCCCGTTTGGGGAGGTTTTGACCCCGCCCGCAGCGGTGATTTGTCGTGCTTTGTGATTGTCGCTCCCCCCATGTTTGCCGTGGAGAAATTCCGCGTATTGAAGGTGATTTACTGGAAGGGCATCAATTTCCGTTACCAGGCAAGGCAGATTGAGCAGCTGTTTAAAAAATACAACTTCACCTACCTGGGGGTAGACGTTACCGGCATTGGGAGCGGTGTATTCGACAACATCCAGCACTTTGCCATGCGTGTGGCGGTGCCTATCCGTTATGACGTGAACACGAAAAATCAGCTGGTTTTAAAAGCGGCTGACGTGGTGGAAAGCCAGCGCATCGAATGGGACAAAAACCTGAAAGAGATCGCCGCCAGCTTTATGGCGGTGCGCCGTACAACCACCCAAAGCGGTAATGCAATGACGTTTGTTGCTGACCGCAGCCAAGACACTGGCCACGCCGAGGCGTTTTGGGCGATCACGCACGCCCTACATAACGAACCCCTTAACTACGAGAACAAACCCAAATCCCGATGGGGAGTGAAAAAAGCAGCATGACGAAAAAGAAAAAGTATGTGAAACGCGAGCACCGCGGCCCACAGTCAAAAAAAATGAGCATCATCTCATTTGATAAGCCCGAACCAGTTTTAACCACGGGGACGGATTACCGGAATATCTGGTATGACAAAGCCGCCGATCACTACACGCAGCCTATCGACCGGTTAGCCCTGGCGCAGCTTATCAATCTCAACGGCCAGCATGGCGGCATTATTCACGCACGCAAAAACATGGTGTTGTCTGATTACCAGGGCGGCGGCCTTACCTATGACCAGCTGGAGGCGGCAATTTTTGATTATTTGACCTTCGGCGATATTGCGTTAGCCAAAGTGCGCAACGGATGGGGGGATGTAATTGGGCTGGAACCCCTGCCCGGCCTCTACTTGCGCCGGCGCAGAACTCAGGAGGATGGGCACGATATTCCTGGCGATTATGTCGTACTGCAAGAAGGGGAACCGCAGGTGTACCCCGAGGAAGATATTATCTTCATCAAGATGTATGACCCGCAGCAGCATATTTACGGCTTACCCGATTACATCGGTGGTGTTCACTCGGCGTTGCTTAACAGTGAAGCGGTCATTTTTCGCCGCCGTTATTACCATAACGGGGCGCATACCGGCGGCATTCTTTACACCCGAGATCCCAGCATGACGGATGAAATGGAGGAAGAAATCGAACGGCAGTTGCGCGACAGCAAAGGCATCGGCAACTTCTCCACGATCCTGGTGAACATTCCAGGCGGTGACGGCGACGCCATCAAATTTATTGAGATGGGCGATATATCCGCAAAGGATGAATTTGCCAGCGTCAAGAACATCAGCGCCCAGGACATTTTAAACGCGCATCGCTTCCCTGCCGGATTGGCCGGCATCGTTCCGCAGAACACAGCTGGATTAGGCGACCCCGAAAAGGTGGATCGGACGTATAAAAAAAGCGAGGTGTACCCAATCGGGCGCCGAATGGCAATGGCCATCAAGAACGATCCTGAAATCCCTCCGCACCTGTATCTAACTTTTGCTTCTGAAACAACAGATAAGGATGCAGCATGAGGCAAAAAAGGCTAAAATCCCGGCATGTTTTAACAGCTGGAGAGCGGAATATGAGAGTCCTGAAAATTGAATGCCCGGAGTGCGGCTCAAAGGCTGTGATTCGCAAGACCAACCGGAAACACCGGCAGATTGCAGATATTTATTGCGCCTGCGCTGATGTGGAGTGTGGGCATACTTTTGTCATGAATTTAACCTTTTCCCACACGATTAGCCCTAGCGCGAAAACAGGGGATAAATTGCTGAAAACCGTTGTTGAAGGCATGAGCCAACAACAACGGCAAATGATGCTCGATTTATTGCAGGGTGCCGCCTCCGCCGCCTGAATTAACGCCTCCGTCCTGGGGGCGTTTTTGTAACTGCCGGTCAACTTCTGCGGCCAGTGTGGTAGTCATCTCAGAAATCCATGATAAAGCCAACTCCCGATCGTCGCTGCTGCAACGTCCGTTAGAGACTAAGCGCGCCACAAGTTCAATGCGCTGTATAGCCAGTGATTCAAAGAAAAAATCGCTCACGGCTTCCTCCGTCTTATTCTAGGTTTAGCAATTTGATACTGTATATCCGTACAGTATACATATTATTTAGCAAAATGAATAATTCTGTAACTACCCATTCCAGCCTGGCCACAACTCACACGCCGGATCGCTGGCCAACTCCTCCAGGCGTCCATTCCGCATTTTTAACACCCGGTCGCCGTATATCTGCAGGGCGCTGCCCCTGGTGAGTATGTCTATCTCATACTGATCGCCGGCAAAACCACGTCGCTGTAACTCCCTCGATAATCGCCGCCATTCCTCTGGCGTACAGTTATTGACAGAACTCCAAGGGGCGGCGTTGCCGCCAGGTAAACCGGCCTGCGCTTCGCTTTCGGCCAACTTAGGCACGATCGCCCACTTCACCAACCGCGTACAAACCGCCGACTCCTCCCCCAAGCGAGGAGAATAAACACCCGTGACGCGCTGCACGTCTTCCGCGTAGACGTTGCCGCGCTCGGTGACCTCATAGGCCAGGCGCACGGTCAAATCTTTGCGGGCTACCAGCGGCCCGCCCTGAAACTCGGTATAGGCCGACCAATTCCCCACGTCGGCGGCAAAACGCACGTTGTCCATATCCTGATCGGGAATGATCTGCCCATCGCCAGGCAGGCGGCGCAGCTCGCGCCAAACGGTCACCGGCGCGCCGCCGATCTGCTGAAACTGGCGGATGCGCCAGCGGCTTGCCCAGGCGCTTACCGCCTTGGCCATGTCTTTCAGGTTCTCGCCGGTTTCGTCGTCGGCCTCACCGTCCAGGGCGTAACCGTCGATGTTTTTGGAAATGTATTTGGCGATGTAGCCCGTAGCGCTCCCCTTTGTCGGGTCGATCGGCTCAACGTGGAAACGTGCTTTCAGCGCCTTGGCGGTCTGTAACTCCTCGGACTCCGCCCGACGGGCGTGATAGCAAAGAATATCGCGCACCTGGTCAACGTCGCCCGGCAGCATGAACAACAGCATGTGCCAGTGCGGGGTGCCATCGTGGTGCGGCTCCACCACGCGGAAACCGAAAACGTGAATGCCGGCGCGCGCGATCGCCGCGCGGGCCTTCGCCCAAACGCCACACAGGTATTTTTGCGTTTCCCGTGGGCTTGCGCCGTTCCACTGCGACACAAAACCGCCAGTGCTATGCACCGCGTGATACTTTGACGGGGCCGTTATGGTGTAGAACTCGCCCACACATCCCATTTCAGCGGCCAGATCTTCAAAACCGCGCATTCTTACCATAAGTTCACACCTCCGAATTGCAGGGTTGGCATTGCTGCCGTTTACCATGTCGGCCAGCGACACCCGATCGCCGTCCTCGTTTTCCAGCTCAAACGAATTGAAAAATTCGCGGTTGCGTTTCTTCTGTTCTATCCACTCGCCCAGGGTCGAACGGCTGACATAGGCCGACGCGGCTTTTTGCACCTGGCCCACTGCAATGGCCAGGTGTTCACGCATCAGATCGCGGCGACGCTTCAACCGCGCGCGCCACCACTCCGGGGCCATCATCCGCAATAAGCCGGATTCCATTTGCGCCAGGTTGATGCCGCGCCCGGTTGCCTGCCGCCAGTAAGGCGGCTCCGTGCCCACCTGTTGGCACAGCCCCGCCAGGTTGCGATAGGCGGCCCAGGTGCGGGCGCGCATTTCTTTATCCGTGGTGGCCTGGCCGGTAAATTTGCGGTCGATATAGTCGGAAAAGCTGGCCGCCAGAAAATCGGCCACGCGGTGCGCCAGGTTGCGCAGCTCATCGCGGCCCAGGGTTGGCAAGCGGGCCAGATCGTCATTGAAGGGGAAAGGGATAAAACCCGCTGTATGGAAGCGGGTTTCGTATCGCTGGGTAACTTGCTGTAGACGCGGCAATATATTTTCGCCCACCGTGGTGCGCAAAAATGCATTGGCGCGGCGTCGGCCGTCCTCACCCTTTTTGAAAAGCTGCTCATACCGGCGGCCAAAGTAGCCCGCCAGGTAATCGGGCATTTCGCCCAGGTACTGACTGCGCCATTTGTGATCGGTCTTGTCCAACTGCCACAATTGGCGCTCGGTGATGCTTATATCATCCGGCGCACCAGGCGCGAATTGCTCACGCTGCCAACGAGTGGCAGCGTGGTAATCGCCGTTTCTTTCCTGCTGTAGATGCAGACTCACACTCTTCCCTAATCGTAATTTTGATTTTCAGGGCGCTGCGACGCCTTTTTGTCAGCCGCGCGCCCCATCCACACCCAGACGGCGCAAAAGCCGCCGATCAGCAGTACCCAGCACATGAAAGCCCCTCGTTTTTCCATTTCTCAGCGTCCTGGCGCAGCAGTTCCACGATCTCAACGGCGGATAACTCTTGGTTGGCCATCGCGGTGGCCATACGGTCTAAGTGACCGGAAAACTTCACGGCGGCATCCGCCTGGGCCTCGCGGCGCGCCAGGTCGAGCGCATGTTTCATGGAGGCGCGCGCGGCGCGGTTGCTAATGTCTTGGCCGATAGTTGGCATGGTGTTTTCTCCGATTTGGGCAAAAAGAATCCCCCGGCTACCAGGTGGAAGCCGTGGGGCGTTTGTGATTAATGGGTTTTAGTGTCGGTGCTGGCTGGTAGTTGTATCGATAAAGCGTGACGCGCTGCCGTCCCGAAAAATCAGCGAGTCAGCAGGGGAAACGTTCGGCGCTGGCAGGCGGTGCAGCTCATAGGTTGCCGACCACCATTGGAGGATCAGCGCGGTAATGCTGCCCTGGCCCAACATCCCCGCCACATAGAACAGGGCGCGGATAGATGCCAGGGTTTCCGCTTGTTCTTCGGCGGTGCCGGCTTCACGGTATGCGCGACACCAAAACGCCGCATTGGAGGCAAACCACTGGTAAGGGCTGGTCAAATGCATGGAGTCATTGAAAACAAACGGTTCCAGGGCAACAAGGCCATCAACTTCTTGGCATTTGGCCAGGAAAAAGCGGGCATAGTTCGGCGCTACTCCCCAAGCGGCCAAATCGTCCATAAGCCCCTGCTTTTCAACTGCGATCACTTTCATGTTTACCTTTCCTCTGCCTGGCCTTGCAGGCTTTCTTGTTGCTCTAAAATCCTGATAATGTGCGGCGCTGCCACCATTTCCACTTGCTTGCGCACCGGGTGATGCTCCTTCATATTTCGGCGCGTTCCCTTCCGCTGAAAATCCGATTCACGCAGAGATCCAAACCCACCAAACACATTCCGCGCCTTTTGGATGCCGGCACGAATCTGCATGATTGCTTGAGGGGGTAGCCGCTCGAACAGCTCGCGCCAAAGGCAATTGCTCAAACTGGCTTTTAACTCCTCCCTCCCTTCCAGCGCCGCAGCATGGATCACTACGCCGCGCCACTCTGGTGATAGGCCATTCCAAAAGTCGGCGGCCTCTGAATGTTCGGGGCAAACCTGGGCGCGGATTTTGGCCAACCAATAGTTGTTATCCGCCATCGTTACCCCCTCATACCCATCAAGCGGAACCACCAGGGGCGACACTTGGCTTGCTTACCTGGTGCAACGGAATCCCCTGAAAACACCACTCGGCTGGCGCATGGCTGCCAGCGCTGGCCGTTCGGCAGCTCAATCCAACCGTGGCCAAAGCTGGCCAGCTGCGGGGCCGGTGATTGTCGTTTCAGGTATTGCGCAAAAGCTTTCATGTAGTTACCTCAGCTCATGCCGAATGCCGGCGCGCAGGTGTTGAACACATCAACAGCGGCGGCCAGCACTGGCGTAGATTGGAAACGCGCTTCTACCGACACGACGATCAGCGACAGATCACGAATTGCCTGGTTGGCACGGTCGAGAATGGCGTTTTTACGGGATTGCGTCATAGGCGCATTGGATGCGGTTTCGCCGGCGATAGCGCCGATCGCCGCAGTGGCACTTAACGTGTGAGTAGGCAAGCTGTTGGGCTTTGCCTCGTTGGTTGGCACTGCCGGCAAGCAATTAAGTTGCGCTAACAGGCCATCAAGGATTGCCGCGTCGTCAGTGATCGCGGTGAGTGTAACCAGCTGGGAAAGCGTCAGCTCGTGCGGCTGCTCCGGGTTCAGCTTATTGCGCAGCACCTGCGGCGAGACATTCAGCGCCGGGGCCAGCTCCGCTAGATTGTGCTCCAGGGCAAACCGGCGGCAAGCACTATCAAGGTGCTTATGTATGGAGCTTTCAAAATCAAACATGTTCACATCCCCAAAAAGTTCGCAATATGGAACTAATGAACGCCAACAACGTTAATTGAGAAGTTTGAATGCCCAAGAATTTCACGGGCTTGCTGGGCTTTGTACTTTGCGTACTTGATGCGAATGCGCCCGCCAGCTTTCTTTTTACCTGGTGCGATTTTTTGGGGGAGGATCTCCAGCTTGCTTTGCTCTTTCCATTTGTAGACGGTGTGGATCGACATACCCTCCAGCTTGGCGAACTCTTCCGGGTATACCCAATCGCGAGGAATGTTGATTGAAATGGTTGCAGCCATAAGGCAAAATCTCCGGTTTATCTCGTGTTTGTTAGTATCTGTTCGTATCTGTTTGCATTTCTTCGCAGGAAATCGCATTCGCTCGCATTTGAGAGCAATCACTTTATATGCACTCAAATGCGAAATGTCAACGATTTTATTCTCAGGTGAGAGCATATGAAAATGGCAACTGATGGCGCGGCCTCCATAGATAGACTGATGGAGGCTTACGGATTTAGGTTTAAAAACGACCTGTGCCGCCACTTCGAAATTTCGTCCAGCACCCTTGCTACCTGGATTAAACGAGATACGTTCCCGGCAGAGTTGATTATTCAATGCGCCCTGGAAACCAATGCATCATTGCAATGGCTGGCAACGGGAAAAGGTCGCATTTTCGAGCACTCTCAAAGTGATATTGCGACACTGAATAGCTACCTTCTCAAAGATGGTTCTTTGAAAAACTCCGGTAGCTTGATGTTTGATAAGGTTTTTCTACCTAACAACCTGAAAGAGCCGTATGTAATCCGCACGGAAAACGAGGCATTTTTTGTTGATAAAGGCTTTACGGATCTGGTTGATGGTCGCTGGCTAGTTGAAGTTGAGGGGAAGCACAACATTAGAGAATTAGCTTTCATCCCAATTAAGAGAGTTAAGGTTATCGGCGGCGGTGTACCTTTTGACTGCGGTATCGATGAGATAAAAATCATTGCGCGGGTGGTCGGTGTATTCAGGAAGGAATGATTCGTGACGATCAGGAAGTTAGCTACCGGCAAGTGGTTGTGTGAGTGTTACCCCAATGGGCGAACAGGCAAAAGGGTACGAAAACAATTTGCCACCAAAGGCGAAGCAGTCGCCTTTGAAAACTTCACGATGGAGGAAGTGGACAACAAGCCTTGGCTTGGCGAAAAAGTAGACCGCCGCCGTCTTTCTGAACTGATAAGCCTTTGGCACTCGCTCTATGGCCAAACATTGGCTGATCCGCGTCGCATGTCTGCCAAACTTAAAATTATCTGCGACGGGCTTGGCGATCCTGTTGCTGGTGAGTTTAGCGCCGCTGATTTCACGTCATATCGGGAAAGGCGGTTAAATGGCCTGGTGAAACTAACTGACGGCACCTTGCTACCAAAGGTAAAGCCCAGAACGGTTAATCTAGAACAAAGCAACCTTTCAGCGGTGTTTGGAACCTTGAAAAAAATGGGGCACTGGCATGCTCCAAATCCATTAGCCGGCCTACCTGCGTTCAAGATTGCTGAAAGCGAACTTTCGTTCTTAGCCCCAATCGAGATCAAGCGCTTGCTGGACGCCTGCGAGGAATCATTGAACCCTGACCTGATCACAGTTGCGAGAATTTGCCTGGCAACTGGTGCACGCTGGAGCGAAGCCGAGGGATTGAGCGGCCACCAGGTAACCAAATATCGAATCACTTATACGAAAACCAAAGGCAAGAAAAATAGAACCGTTCCAATTTCCCAGGCGCTATATGAAGAAATACCAAAAAAGCGTGGCCGGTTATTCAGCCCATGCCGTAAAGCGTTCGAAAGAGCATTGAAAAGGGCAGGTATTGAATTGCCAGAGGGGCAATGCACCCATGTGTTACGCCATACCTTTGCCAGCCACTTTATGATGAACGGCGGAAACATCCTGGTATTGAGAAATATCCTCGGACATGCCGATATAAAGATGACGATGGTATACGCACATTTCGCTCCAGATCACCTTGAAGATGCCGCAACTAAAAACCCACTGGCCGGCCTTAATTGGCACCCTAAAGGTGGCGGCAAAGTGGCGGCAGAGAATACAAACAGATACTAA